TTCCAATACTGTCGATGATATATGTCGCGCCAATAACAAAACTACCAGCAATGACCGGGCCTTGGCCTGGATAAGATTTTACTCCTGGAGGTGCATTGTTTGTAGGGTTAGGAGATCCGATGAAATCAGTAACTCGAAGTCCATCAAACACTGAGTCTCTTCTAAAGAAAGTATTTGCCCAAGGACTTTGACTTACTCGATTAGCAGGACGAATTAGAACACGTCTAAATTCGTCGCCTTTAATAGAAATATTCTCGGATAATCTGATAGGATAGTCTTCAAAGTAAGTACCACTTTCTATATGAATAGTAATATTAAGATCTTTAATAGATTCTCCATATTCTATCTCCTCTCCTTCTATGAAATTAATAGGTCTTAGTAGTTGGAGACTTAGTCTATCTTTACCAGCAGACGGGTTTCTTTCATATCTAAATATTTTACCTACAGCACCACTAGATTTTCCTCTAACTAATTTTCCTGCAATAATATCAGTGTTTGCAGGATTTCCTTGATCTACATATCCGGTGGCCCCATTGCTAAATTCAAATCTGTAGATTCCATTGCCAAATGTTGGTGCTGCGATTCCTTCATAACCATTTTTAATAATGTTGATCAATGTTACATAGCGTGTTAATACTATGTCATCTGTTATATTAAATTCAGCTGGAGTAGAACCATAAGGCGTAAAAATTACAATGTTATTGTAATACGTCGCTGGAGCAGAATTGTCTAATGCTAATTGTAATAATTGTTGAAAATAATCTAACGCAACTAGTGTCTGGCCTAACTGTCTACCTCTTGCTAACAAAGCACTAGCATTTCTGTAGTAAGATTTGCCTGCCCATATTGTTTGATACGTTCCGCCGGTTAAAAGATCAATGCACAGTCCTTCAATGATCAATCCAAGATCACGTTTGCACAGTTCTTTGTTATAAACAAAATCTTCAAAGTTAACATCACCGTACCCTGATAGTGTAATTGTTAGATCATTTTCTACCAAGTAATCAATGTAAGCAATAACTTCTTCTTGTATAAAGAATTTATTTTCTAGTATATGAGCTACTGTATCATTATATCCTGTAGAGTTTACAATCTCATAAGAACTAGATGAAATAGTAGTATTATATTGTGTGTTTCCAATAGTGTAAGAAATAGTTTGAGTATAATTGCCTAATTCTTGATTAGCTATTTCTAATAATTGTTGTGCTCTTAAACAAGCAGCCCCAACAGTTGCATAAGCATAAGAGTAACTGCGTCCTTCACTGCCAGAAGGTGTTTTACGTTGTAAGTCGTCTCCAATAGTAGAAACGAATAAATTTGTTGGACTTCTGTGACTAGAATTATCTACATAATATTTGGTAGCTGCCTGTAAGTCATCACCTGCATTAGGTGTTCCGAATCCTTGTAATTGTCCAGGGTGATCATTAAGTGTTAATGCACCAGTCATAGTATCGCCTTGACGACGAACTACAGAATTTCTTGGTAATATTTCGTCGGTTAACCAATTGCCTTCCAACAATTCATTGTAAGTTATGTCAGTAAAAGTTTGTGTACCGGTTCCTGATCCATCGGGAATTATAATTTTATTTGTGTTAGCTCTTGCTTCTAGTTCAGTTGGATGTAAACTTAAGTGATCTCCGTCAACATATCTAATGTAATAAAAACTGTCATTAGCTAGTCCAGTAGCCGGAGTTCCAGTAGTGTTATATCTAATCTTTAAACCATCGCTGCCTGCATTAAATCCATGACCGACAATTTTTGCAAGGCCTGGACCAAATGCACTAATAGTTTCCCATCCGACTAATGTATATGTCGATTCTGGAGTTAACGGTTCTGACCTTGCACGTTGAGGTTTTCCTACTCCGTTAAGAGATTTTTGCTGATATCTTCTATCATTATATCCTTTATCTGTAACAAAGTCGTCTTCTAGAATCGCAGTGCTGCCTTCTAGATTATGCACAGTATTGAATTGATTTATAACTGCTGTGCTAGGATCGGCAACTTTAGCAATTGCAAAATTATTGCCAAATAATGAAGCACCAAGACTTGGACTAATGTCTGAGTTTAATTCTGAAGAAGTGCTTTCAACGGTTACAGTTGTATCGGTTTGAGTGATTCCGATGCCATCGCCTGCTACTAGAGTTTTTGCCAGTACATTATCGCCTGCATTATTAACAACGAATATCTGTTGTGCTTCATATGTAGCAGGAAAATCGTCTAAATCTGTACTTTTTATAAAATCGCCTTGACCGAATACCGCGTATAAATCTCTAAAGTTTTCATTAACCTTTCTAAAAGATTCGCGAATACTGTCACCAGTTCCGTCATTACCTACAACACCAATGTCAATTATTCTTCTAGCCATTTATTAACCTCTTTTAATATTCTGATGGAGCAAAACTTGATCCGCAACCACAAGTAGTTTCTGCATTTGGGTTGTTAATAACGAAGGAAGATCCGTGTATATCTTCCTTGTAATCAACTTCTGCTCCTTGAATGTATTGAAAACTCATGGAGTCGACTAATACTTTAACACCATGAGATTCTATAGAAAAATCGTCTTCATTTTCTATTTCATCTAATGTAAATCCATATTGAAAACCAGAACATCCTCCACCTTGAACAAACATTCTAAGTTTTAGCGAAGAAAAATTAGAGGAAGTTTACTATCGCATTAGTAAATCGGGCATTCAACACAAATATACACGTACAAGAACCAATGTTGTGTTTACTTGTGATAATTGCGGTTGTAATTTTTCTAGGCCAAAAGGTGATGTTAGTCCAAAGAGATTAAGTAACAATTATTTTCATTGCTGCAACAATTGTGACAGTAAAAGATTTGCTCAAAAAAAGGGTGTTGAGCGTAGATTTATTTGGGACTTACCTGCTAGTAGTACATTGCCTATAAACAGATTTTAATTTATACGTGTTTTAATTCACTAAATAACTCACAAGGAGATTTCTATGGAAATTATTATTGCTATCGCACTTATCGCTGCAATGGTTTATGTTGGATACCGAGTCTTGAACAAAGAAGATTCGGATGGAAAACATCCATTAGATGCTGCTACAAAAGCACCTTATAAAGTTGAACCACCACATACAACAACTAAAGTAGATGGAATTGGTCATGAGAGTATTCCAGTGATGCCAACATTAACTAATGTTTTAGATGTTAATGGTGATGGAAAAGTAAATTTAGAAGATGCTAAAGAAGCAGTGAAAAAGACCAAGAAAAAGGTCAAAGAAGTAACAGAAGAAGTAGTGGAAAAAGTTAAAAAACCACGCGGCAGAAAACCAAAAGCAGAATAAAAAAGGGCTCCAGGAGCCCTTTTATTTTAATAAACTTTGTTCGTATAATGCAAAGCTAGCTAAATTTTTTCCTTTTGCCTCGCACATAATATCAAATTGATCATTAAAACTCAATGCCCATTGATTAACTGCGGTGTTCCAATAGAAATCACTATGTGCTCTAAGTTTTTGTTTTTTGTGTCCTACTAATAGTAATTGTGTATGATCCGGCAGCGTGTCTACACAATGCTTAATAAGTATGTCCTCGCGGCTAACACTATAATGACAGACAGGACGCACCCCGCGCCAGCTATCAATAACACGTTTAACCCTATCGTCATTAGGTTGGATATACTCTCCTTCACGGATCCAGTGGTGATGTATATCCATAACAATAGGCACAAGGTCGCCAATAAGTAAGCAGTCGTTAAGTCCATAACTTATTTCTTCATTTTCAATTGTGAGTGTGTTACGTGCTTCAGGGCTAAGACGTTGATAGGCAGCACGAACACCATCAGGTCCTTGCCTACCAGATATATGTACATTAATTTTAAAATCTTGGAAAGTTCGACCATAGCCCATCCAGCGAGCCATGTCTACATGGTATTCAAACTCGTCGATGCTACGGGAGACAATATCTGGATCACTGCTTGCCAGAACGCAAAATTGGCCTGGATGAAAAGATAGACGCACGTCACGGCTACGAGCCAACTCACCCACTTGGCTAAACTGTGATTCACAGTAAGCCCTAACGTCACTGCGACGCCAAAAATAACTCCAAGTCCGCTCAGTGTATACTGGTAAAATGTCAGAACTGATACGAACCATTCTAA